GAATGGTTCCCAGCTTACGGAAGCCCTTCTCGATCAGGTCATCCACAACTCGTGCAGCAGTCTCGTGAGTACCCTTGGCCGTGAGCCCCTTGACCTCTTCGCCGTGGACGACTGGGAAGTCTTCCTTGGCGATGGCGGAGCGAAGCTCCTGCTCAGTGATCTCTTCACCTGCTGCAAGCTTGGGGCGGAGCCCAGTACCCTCAGGCAGGTAGTGATCAATGGTGTCACGTACACCCTGAAGCAGTCGTCCGGGATCGCGTCCAGCGATACCGAGCTGACCAAGGTGAACCCGACCAGCAGGAGTCTTGAGCCACTGACTTGCAGTCCTCAGGCTCGGGTCACTGGCAACCAGCTTGAACAGGTCATCCTGTCGCCACTGCTTGTTCAGTGCATCCAGCCATGAGGCCATGTGGTTCGGGTCATCAGGAGTGACGCCAACCCAGTTGCCAGTCTTGATCATGCGAGCGGTGTCGATGGCCTCGCCTCGGGCGAAGGCCGTCTGCATGGCTTCGTCGGATGAGATCTGGTCACGAGGGATCGGGTTGTCCCACTCCTTCGAGAAGGCCTGAGGAACCGTGATGCCCTGGTGTTCGATGACATCCTCACCAATACGACGACCAGTGTTGTCCGTCGCCTGACGAAGGATCTCGTCAGCGTAGTCACGATGCTCTGCGATCACATCAGTGTGGTCAGTGATCTTGTCTTCCAGTGCAGCGATCCTTGTCGGATCCGGAGAGTCGCTCGCCCTCAGGGCGGCGAGCTCCTTCTGTGCAGCAGTCAGAGACTGACGCTCATCATCGATCCGAGACATGATGACTGGCCATGCACGGTTGACATTGATCCGAGAAACCTGATCACCACGAAGGCGAGCGGCAGCAACCACGTCAGGGTCAAGGATCTTCACCCTTGCGCCTCCGCCTGTAGCGGATGCGTAGCTGCCACGACCGATCACAGCATTGATGGACTGAGCCCTGTTCCTCATCCAGTTGGCACCACCATGCATTGAGTCTCCGATGCTGGAGATCATGCCGAACTTGATGGCCGATGCGGCCATCTCCTCGGATGGGGCACGAAGCGTGTAGCCAGGACGAAGCAGAGTGGCTGCCTTCCACAGGTTGGAGAACGTGTCGGCAACCGACATGACTCCATCCAGAGCGTTGCCACCAGAACTCTTCAGAGACTGAAGGTAGCCAGAGTTGCGAGATAGGATGCGGTCAAGCTCCCTGACGTCCAGCAGGGGCTCTGCATAACTGAGCTGAGTCTTGGCGATGGGAGAGATGACGTAACCTTCGCCATCCTCCATCTTGTCAGCTCGTACACCATCAGTCTTGGCAGCAGAGAAGATCTGCTGCTTCGGCGTGGCCTTGCCCTGAAGCGTAGCCATGGCACTAGTGGTGCCATTCTGGATCATGTCATCAACGGCCTTGGCCGTGACGGGGTCCAGGTTGTGCACGTTCTGAGCCATGTGGTCAACCACTTGCGAGGTGATCGACTTCAGTGCAGCAGCCCTGGCGACCTTGTCACCAGCCATGGAGTACTGGTTCACCATTCCGGCCCGGGTTTCCTGGCCCAAGCCAGGAACCCGCTTCAGCATGTCAAGCACTCGGCTCGCAGCATCAGCATCGTTGTGGTTCACCATGGTGGTAGGCAGTCGGTCACCAAAGGACTGAACGATGCGAAGGGGAACCGTGTAGTAACCCTGCCGGACAGTCCTGGCAATGAAGCCACCGTCAGCCTTTCGGCCAGTGCGGTCAACCGTCTGGCCGACGATCGACTTGGTAGCAGCCTTCTCGGTATCCCGTATGGCCAGAGGGCCCATACGGTAAGCCTGCTTCATGGTGCCGAAGATGTTCGACGCACCAGGAGAGAAGTCCTCGATGCCCTTAGTGGCGTTCTCGCCAAGGACGCTCTGATAGAAACCTTCCTTCTCCTGCATCCGTGCGAGCTGGTAGTTCAACCCGTCGAGCTGACCACTCTTCCATGTGTCGAAGCGAAGAGAGTCGGCAAGGGTTGTGGCTGGTGCGCCACCCATGGGGCGTACACCATTGCCGGACTTGAGGATGTCACCAACAGCCTGACGCTGAACGTTGGCCTTAGCCTGGAGTGCACCATAGGTCGCATCCCAGCCCGCCTGACGCGGGCCTGGAGTGGTCGGCCGAGGATAAGGAGCCTCAACCAGTTCACCAGCAGCATTGACTGGAGATGAAGTACCACCAATGCCAGGCTGTGCAGCAGCCACAGGAGCGCGTCCAGCGCGCTCCTCATCCATGAAGTGGTTGAAGATGGCTGGGTCATACTTGGCAGAGTCGACAAGCTTCCTGTTGTCGGACATGCGTCCGACCTGGTTCATCAGGTCCTTGTTCTTGGTGGCGAGCTGAGCAGCAGCATCGTTGTCACCAAGGGCGAACCGGAAGAGCAGGGGCTTCTCTACGTCATCAGCATGGGCGAGCACGGAAGAGATCTGCTCGGCAGCAGGGTTGACCCTGCGACCAGAACCCCAGATGGGGTGCTGTGCGATCTCCCATGCAGACTTGCCGTCAGTCCACTGGAAGAAGTCATTGACCTTCTTCGTGCTGGCAATCTGCTCAGGCGTCTTGGCGAAGAGGCTCTCACCGATCTTCTGGCCGATCTTGTCGGCCGCAATGTTGACACCGGAGATGGACTTGGACTTCTCGACCGCCTGACCAGCGACCTGGACAGAACGCCCGGCCTTGATGGCCGAGCTTCCTATCTTGATACCGGCGTAGGCCGGGTCAGCCCCGAGAGAGATGAAGCCGTCAAGGGCTCCAGTTCCAACGGTGTACTTCCATCCAGCCGTCTTGCGCCAGTAGTTGGTGTCGTAAAGGAACCGGTCCTGGTTCTGCTTGATCAGATCCTTCTGCGCCTTGGGCAGCTCGCCACCAGGCGCACCGAAGAAGGCAGACAGCGTAGTACCGCGACCGGATGCCTCTGCGGTGTTCTCGTAGTTGGCGAAGGCCTGAGCAGGTGAGATGTTGTTGGCTTCGTGCCAGGTCTTTGCCCAGTCGTCACCACTGAGCCAGGAAGCTGTACCGAAGTCGGTGCGCGCTCCCATCAGGAGCGCGGTGCTGATGGGCTGAGAGACGCCATTGGAGTAGAGCCAGTAGGCGCCAGAGGCGGCCTTGTCGATCGGATACCAGGAAGCCTTGCCGAGATCTTTGGCGATGCCCCAGCCTGGAACGTTGGACAGAGTGGCATCAATGGTGTGTCCAGCATTCTTGAGGTAGCTCAAGGTCTGCTGGATGAAGCCACCACGTGCGGCTCGTGCCTGATCCTCCGTCGCCTGCTGCTGTGCGATGATCGCTGCTGGCATGGTGGCTGCCTGAATAGCAAGCGTGGGATCAGAGTAGAGACCCTGACCTGCATCTGACATGTCCTGCTGCCACCAACGGCTCACGGTTACTCCTAGGGAAGCTGAGACTTGAGGTTGCGGATCAGGTTGCGAGCGGCATCGCTCGAACCTGGCTGGTTCGCAATGAACTCAAGGGCTGGAAGGTATGCAGCCATGTAGTTCGACTGTGCCGACTGAGTTGAGGACAGGGCCTCAGGGCCCTGGCCAGGACCTTGTGCAGCACCATCAGTGACTGGAACGTCCGGCATGGTGGAGTCAGCATTCAGTCCGGTCACGTTGTTGGCCGGGTTACCGAAGAGCTGACTGAAAGACTGTGCAATGTGGCCGCTGTCGGCTGCCATCGGAGCACCGGACTGAAGTTCCTGGTAGTCCTTGTTCTCTCCGTAGTTCGCATTGGGGAGAGCCTGCTGAGGCTGCTTGTCGCTGCGCTGACTGAAGGGCCCTGGCCCTGAGACTGGAGTGCCCATTAGAGCCCCTTCATGATCTCGATGAACTTACTGTCGTACAGCTTCTGGTTGGAATGCTGGGCTGCCATCACTGCGTAGCTCTGGAGTGTCTGTGCTGTAGCGTCGGCAACCATCACACCCCAGCTCAGTCCAGCGATGAGGACAGACCAGCGGTCGTGTGTCTTAGCCACAGGTATGGTGTATTCCTCGGCACTGTCCTCATCCATGGATCTCTCCTTACTTCGCCATCGCCCCACCAGCACCCGTAGTGCCGGTGTTCATGATGATGGTGGAAGCCCAGTCGATTGACGGAGCCTCGTCGATGTGGCGGCTGTCGCCCATTGCGTTGGACTCAAGAACGTCCATCAGCGGAGGGGTGAGCATGCGGCCCTTAAGGGTCTCCCACTCACCGGTCTTGGGATGCTGCGGGAAGCACTCGCCGCCACCACTCGCATCTACGGAAGCGAAGGTCATTGACCTACTCCTTTGGTTTAGCTGTGGCTCGCTTGACGGGAGCCTTCTTCTTCGCAGGATCATCCTGCTCAAGCTCTCCGCATGCAGGGCATCGAAGAACATTCTTGGGGTCTTCTGCATAGTCGTGGTACTCACGACCACACTTGTTCCAGCACAAAGCCATTAGACTGCCTGCTGCCTTCTCGTGTTGACTGCCATCGTCGGCTTGCCATTACTGGTCAGACCGGAGAGGAGAGACTGAAGGTCTCGCCCCTGCTCCTGGCCTGGCATGCCTTCATTACCGCCTGGAGCGACGCCTCCGGCCCCACCAGGGCCGGGAGGACCAGGTGGTCCTCCCTGTCCGCCTCCGCCTTGCAGAAGGGCTTCTATGGGGTTCTGCTGACCTGGCTGCTCCTTGGGCTTGAACACCTTCAGCACAGCATCGTGGAAGCTGGTTCCCTTGTCACGCTCTTCGATCAGCTTGGCCATCTTCGTCAGGGAGTCCATCGGGTCCTGGCCTTGGGCGATCATGGCAGGGATGTTCTGAGCGAAGCCCATCATCCCCTGCTTGAGCGCATCAGTCATCTGCTCGTTGTCGATCTGCACTTGCAGCTGAACGACATCGAGGTCCATTGGCAACTGACGCTGTACAAAGTCACGAGAGACAAGCTGATCGCCTCGGAGTTGGAGAAGTGCGACAATCGCCCGCGCTGGATCTTGTCCAGCAGCGAAACCGTACGATACATCGACTGTGTAACCATTGGCGATGTCCTTCTTGGGGATGTAGGTCTCTTCGAAGGGAACGCCCTGGACGACACCCTTGACGGTCTTCTTCTCGTTGGGCCAGAGCTTCTCGTCCATCTCGAAGCAGAGCATGAGTGCTCGCATCAGGGCCTGGCTGATAACGTTCTGGCCGGTGGTGATGACGGTGTTGAAGCCACCCATCAGGGCCTGGACTCCACGGCCGGTAATGACCGAAGCATCCATGTTGCCCGAGCGTGCTTCAGGAGTGCGCGTTCCTACGCGCAGCTCCTGCTCCAGAAGCTGACCTTCCTGCATGGCGTACTGAGGCATGTCGCGGTTGACATACTTGACCTTGTCCGGCGAGTCGGTGCGGATAATCGCATCATCACC